TGCCCAAATTGGAAGATCAAGAAGGTCTTCACAGGCAAACCGCAAGGAGCACATCATGAAGCTTACGCCAGTTGGAATTGACATCGCCAAGAACGTGTTTCAAGTGCACTACATGGATCAGGCGACCTGGGCCATGAAGTCCACGAGCTGCCCGCCCACGATTTCGGTGAACATGCGCTGCACCGTGTCGGCGCTGCGGATGCGGATGCGGTTGCGGCGCTCGCCGGCCTTGCCCTCGTTGTAGATCAGCAGGTAGGTTTTGCCGATGGCCGGCGGCGGCGTGTCGGGCCTTTGAAAAAGCTGGATGCTGCGCATCGTGGCGTAGTGGTCTTCCAGCAAATAGCCGTTCCACTCGGGGCCGGCGACCATGCCCGATTCGATGCGCGCCGCCACGTCGGCGCGGGTGGCGAACGGGTTTTTTAAGGAAAGGATGGTGATCGACACGTTCGGGTCGGCGGGCGGCTCGGCAACGATCACGTTGGCGCCCAGCAGCGGCGACTGGTCGCCGTTGAGCAGCACGCTGTGAATCTGCGCAATTTCGACGCGGCCCGTGGTGCGGGTTTCCTCGGAAATGTCTTGCAGGATTTCGTTCGAGCGCCCGCTGGTCAGCAGCCTGGCCGAAGGCGGGCCGCCGCCCTCGGGCACGTCGGCCATGTTGACCGATTGGGCAAAGCGGATGTCGCCGGCTAGAAGGGTCATGTCAGGAATCCGTTAAGAGTTGAGGGTTGAGGGTTGAGGGTTGAGCGTTGAGCGTGGACGCTGAACGCTGAACGTGGAACGCAAAATCACACCTCTATGAATTTGAAAGTGGGCAGGTAGCGCAGTTGCGGCGTGTGTTCGCCGTCCAGTAGCCGCCATACCGCCGTGGCGGCAAGCGGCCAGGGTGTGGGTGGACAAGTTCGGCGCCGAGCCGGACGGCGACGTGGGCCGGCTGCTGCCCGAAATGCTGCGCGCGGTGGCCTACCAGACGCTGGCAAGCATGAATGAATCCGAGGAGCCGGCCAAGACCGCCGATGTGATGCTGCTGGCCAAGGCGCTGCGCGACATGACGGGCCTGACCAAGACCCAAATCGAGGTCGAAAAACAACTGCGCGCCATGCGCGCCGAGCTGGAAACCGTGGCCAAGGACGTGGCCGAGCAGGCCCGCCAGGCCGGCATGTCGGGCCAGACGGTGGAGCAGATCAAGGGCCGCATCCTGGGCGTGGGCAAGGCATGACACCAGACCCGCTGCCCTTCGTCCTGCTGCCCTACCAGCAGCGCTGGATTGCCGACCCGTCGCCCTTCAAGGTGTGCGAGAAGGGCCGGCGCACCGGCATGACCTGGGCCGAGGCCGCTGATGACGTGCTGATCGCCGCCGCCGACAAATCGGCGGGCGGCCAGAACGTGTACTACATCGGCCAGGACAAGGACATGACCGAGGAGTACATCGAAGCCTGCGCCATGTGGGCCGGGGCCTTCAATCAGGCGGCCGAGCAAGAGGGCGAGGGCCTGTGGGAAGACGAGGACGACGACGGCAAGAGCCGCAACATCCTGACCTACTCCATCCGTTTCCCCAAAAGCCGCCACCGCATCACCGCGCTGGCCTCGCGCCCGCGCAAGCTGCGCGGCCGCCAGGGCGTGCTGATCGGCGACGAGGCGGCGTTCCATGACGACCTGGACGCGCTCATCAAGGCCGCCATGGCGTTCCTGATCTGGGGCGGCAAGGTGCGCCTGATCTCCACCCACTTCGGCGTGGACAACGCCTTCAACGCGCTGGTGCAGGACATTCGCGCCGGCAAGCAAAAGGGCGCGGTGCACCGCATCACCTTCCGCCAGGCGGTGCAAGAAGGGCTGTACAAGCGCGTGTGCCTGCGCACCGGCAAGCCCTGGGCGCAGGCCGACGAAGACGCCTGGGTGGCCGGTATTTACGACTACTACCGCGACAACGCGGATGAGGAACTGGACTGCATCCCCAGCCAGAGCAGCGGCGCCTATTTCAGCCGCGCCCTGGTCGAAGCGCGCATGTCGCCCGACCTGCCGGTGCTGCGCCTGTCGCTGCCCGAGGGCTTCGAGCTGCGCCCCGAGCGCGAGCGCGTGGGCGCGGTGGACGACTGGCTCATAGAACACGTGTGGCCGCTGCTGTCCAAACTGCCGGCCACCGGGCGCAGCTACTACGGCATGGACTTTGCCCGCTCGGGCGACTTGTCGGTCATCGTGCCGCTCATCGAAGACCAGCACCTGCACCGGCGCGCGCCGTTCATCATCGAACTGCGCAACGTGCCCTTCAAGCAGCAGGAGCAGGCGCTGTTTTACCTGGTCGATGGCCTGCCCAACTTTGCCGCCGGCGCCAATGACGCGCGCGGCAACGGCCAATACCTGGGCGAGGTGGCGGCGCAAAAGTACGGCGCCGCGCGCATCCACCGCGTCATGCTCTCGCAGCAGTGGTACATCGACCAGATGCCGCGCTACAAGGCCGCGTTCGAGGACGCCCAGATCACCCTGCCGCGCGACGACGGCATCCTGACCGACCACCGCGCCGTGCAAATGATCAAGGGCGTGCCCAAGGTGCCCGAAGGCGTCAAGGCCAAGGACGCCGACGGCGGCCAGCGCCACGGCGACGCGGCGGTGGCCGGCGCGCTGGCCTGGTTTGCCTCGCTCAATGCCGCCGCGCCCATCGAATTCACCAGCGGCGGCGCGCGCGATACCGAGGGCGACTTCAAAGGATTCATGTGATGGCCGCAGGAAACGACAAGCCCCAAAAACCCGATCTGCCCCCGCTCGACAGCGAGGCCGCCACGCGCCAGCAAGACCCGTGGAGCGCCAGCTTCATGGGCCGGGTGGAAACCAACGACCCGCTGCTGTCCGAGCGCGCCGACCCCGGCTCGCAAGCCTTTGAGCTGTACCGCGACCTGCGGCGCGACGGCAAGGTGTTTGCCGGCCTGCAAAAACGCAAGCTCGCGGTCATAGGCCGCCCGTGGACGGTGGCCCCGTTGGTGGACACGCCGCAGGGCCAGCGCGACGCCAAAATCGTGACCGACATTCTGGGCGGCTTTGACTTCGACCGCCTGTGCGCCAGCCTGCTGGGCGCGCTGCTGGTCGGCTGGCAGCCCGCCGAGGTGGTGTGGACGCTGCGCGATGTGTCGCTGGAAGGCGGCGGCGCCCGGCAAATGGTGCTGCCCGAGCGCGTGCCTTCGCGCCTGCACCGGCGCTTCATCTACCGCGACACGCAAGACGGCCAGCCGCCCGAGTTGCGCCTGCTCACCCGCGAGGCCATGCAGGACGGCGTGCCCGTGCACCCGCGCAAATTCATCGTCCACGTGGTGGAGCCGGAAGACGGCAACCCCTACGGCACCGGGCTGGGGCTGCAACTGTATTGGCCGGTGTTCTTCAAGCGCCGGGGCGTCATTGCCTGGAACAAGCTGTGCGACCGCTTCGGCACGCCCACGCCCTGGGGCAAATACCCGCGCGACGCCTCGGCCCGCGAAAAAGGCACGCTGTTCGAGGCGCTGCGCGCCTTCAGCAACGATGGCTTTGTCATGACGCCAGAAGGCACCATGATCGAGCTGCTCGAATCGCGCCTGTCCGCCGGCGGCCAAACGCCCAATCAGAGCCTGGTCGAGTACATGGACGACTGGATCAGCGAAGTCCTGATCGGCCAGCCCCCGCGCGGCCAGGGCGGCGGCGCGCTGGCCGCGGCGGCCACCGAACGAGAGGACGTGCGCCTGGAGCTGAGCCAGGCCGACAGCGACCTTTTGAGCGAAACCCTCAACCGCACCCTGATCGCCTGGATATGCGACTACAACGGCCTGGAGCCCTGCGTCGTCTACCGCAAGATCAGCAAGAGCGAGGACGCCAAGGCCCTGTCGGAAACCGACCGCAACGTCGCGGCGCTCGGCTTCAAGCCCACGCCGCAATACATCACTGACCGCTACGGCGAAGGCTGGGTCGAAGCGCCCGCGCCGGAGCCGGCGGGCAACGCCGGCGACGCCGGCCCGGCCAGCTTCGCCGAAGGCGGCAGCGCCCCCGACGCCATCGACCAGCTGGTGGCCGCCGAACTTGGCCAGTGGCGCGAGGTGGTTGACCCCATGGCCGCGCCGCTGCGCGCCCTGCTGGAACAGGCCGCCAAAGAGGGCCTGACCGCCGGCGAGCTGCTAGACCGTCTGCCCGGCCTGCTGGCGCAAATGGACGACGGCCCGCTGACCGAAGCCCTCACGCGCCTGGCCTACACGGCCCGGCTGGCCGGCAACGCGGGCGGCGAGGCGGTGCCCCATGGCCGCTGACGCCAATCCGGCCCCCGCCGATGGCCTGACGCCCGCGCAGTTTGCCGAACTCGCGCGCCTGCCGCCGCAAGAGGCCATGCGCTGGATGCAGGGCCGCGCCCACGGCGCGCTCACCTACAGTTGGCAAGACCTGATGGGCGAGGAACACGGGCGGCAATTCACCATCTCGCGCCTGGCGCGGCTGGACTTGCTGCAATCCCTGCATGAAAGCCTGAGCCGCAGTGTCTCCGGCGACCTGTCGCGCCGCGACTGGATACGCGACACCGAGCAGCTGCTGCGCCAGTCCGGCTGGTGGGGCGAAAAACAAATGCTCGACCCCAACACCGGCAAGATGGTCAAAACCACCTTCGACCCCGCGCGGCTGCAACTGATCTACGACACCAACACCCGCCAAGCCGCCTCGCGCGGCCAGTGGGAACGCGCCCTGCGCGCCAAGGACTCGCACCCCTACCTGCGCTACATCACCCTGCGCGACGACCGCGTGCGCGCCGAACATGCCGCCTGGGACGACGTCACCCTGCCCATTGACCATCCCTTCTGGCAAACCCACCGCCCGCCTTGCGCCTACCGCTGCCGCTGCCGCTACACCTCGGTCAACCGGGCCGACTACGACAAGGGCGTCACCCCACGCGGCACGCCCATGGTCAAAAAAACGCCGCCGGCCGAAACGCGCGAAGTCGTCAACCGCCGCACCGGCGAAATCATGAACGTGCCCAAGGGCGTTGACCCCGGCTTCGGCACGTCGTCAGACCCGGACGAATCCCTGCGCAAGCTGACTAAGAAAAAGCTCAAGTCCGCCACCCCCGCCATCGCCAACGCCGCCCAATACGAGGGGCTTTCACTGCAATCAGCCGCCGCCACCTACGCCGAAAAAGCCCGCCTGGCCGAACCCGGAAACGAAAACAAAATGCCCCCGCTGGCCCTCTCGCCCATCTTTGAGCCAGCGCTGGCGCAACTGCGCGAACTTAGCCTGCCGGTCAATCCGAAAGTGCCTCTGGAACTCAAGATGCTGGGCCTGGAACACGACGGCACGCGGCACGTGTGGATTGAGCATGGCTTGGGCAGCGAGAAGCAACAGCGGGAAGTGCTGCGCGGCCAGGTACCCATTGAGCCTGGAGACATCGCGGCGTTCCCGGAGATATTCAACAGGGCGGCACTTGCACCTGGTAATCCGCCATTGGTTGGCGGGACGCCGATGGTTTCTGGCAGAGCGGTATTCGGTGAGTTCCGCTACGAGTTCGCCGCAAGGGTTGGCCGCCACCTGATCACGGTTTTTACGCTCTACAAATGGCGACTCTGAAGAAGCGCTCCCCGCCTAGCCTCATGCTTTCGCCTTGGGCATAACGTCCGAAACGGCGAGCGGGGTAGCGAGTCAATAATACAGGAAACAGGCCATGTTGACCATCACCATCAATGACCGCCACGTGCGGGATTACCTGGAAGCCCTGTACGGCCGCACGAAGGACTTCAGCCCCGCGATGGCAGACATCGGCCAGGAGCTTGAAAGCCGGGTCAGGGCGCGGTTTGAAACCGAAACCGACCCCTCAGGCCACCCGTGGGCGCGCTGGGCGCCGTCAACCGCGGCGTCATACCCGCGCTCGGGCACCAAATCAAAATATGGGGCCGGCCACGGTCGCATCCTGGAACGCTACGGCGACATGTTGAAAAGCCTGAACTGGCAATCCGACGCCACCAGCGCCCAGGTAGGCTTCGGGGTGCGTTACGCGGAGTACCATGAACACGGCACCAGCCGCATGCCCCGCCGCGGCCTGTTGTATGCCGACCCGGTTGCAAAAACGCTGGCCCCCGACGACATTCAGTACGTGCTCGACGTAATCAATCAGCACCTGATGCAACCCTGACC